ATGCCGAAGCAAACGGATCCTCTCACTGACTTGAAGGTGCGTCGCGCGAAGCCTGCTGAGCAGCCTTATCGTCTTGCAGACGGCAAGGGGCTTTATCTCCAGGTCATGCCGAACGGCTCCAAGTACTGGCGCATGAAGTACCGGTTCGATGGGAAAGAAAAGCTCGCGTCGTTCGGTGTCTACCCCGAAGTGTCGTTGGCCGAGGCACGACAAGCCTGTCTCGCTGCACGGAAGCTGCTGGCGGCCGGAACCGACCCGACCGAACAGAAGCGCGAGATCAAGCGGGCCCGGGCTATCGAGGCATCGTCATCCTTCGAAGCTGTCGCGCGGGAGTGGTTCGAGTCGCAGAAAGACGGCTGGACAGAAGTCTACGCAGACAAGGTGATCAACTCTCTCGAAGTCGACGCGTTCCCGCGGATCGGCTCCAAGTCGCTGCGCGACATTGAGGCGCCTGACATGCTCGAGATTGTGCGATCTATCGAGGCCCGAGGCGTTCGTGAAACAGCTAAGCGGGTACTGCAGCGATCGCGGGCGGTCTTCCAGTACGGCATCATGACCGGGCGATGCTCACGCAACCCTGCTGCCGACATCGATGCCGAAACCGTTTTGAAGAAAGGCCCGGGCGTCAAGCACATGGCGCGCGTGAAGCCCGTCGAAATCCCGCAACTCATGCGTGACATTGCCGCCTACTCTGGCGATCGGGTCACACAACTCGCCCTTCGCTTCATGGCACTGACGTTCACTCGGACGACCGAGATGATCAACGCCGAATGGGACGAGTTTGACGAGCGTGCGGCCGAATGGCGCATCCCGCCTGAGCGTATGAAGATGCGCGATCCGCACATCGTGCCGCTGTCGCGACAAGCGCTAGAGGTGCTTGCCGCCCTGCGCGAGCTCAATGGCAACCAGCGGTATGTCTTTTACAGTGTCCAAGGCCGAAGCCACATCTCGAACAACACGATGCTCTATGCGCTCTACCGCATGGGCTACAAATCGCGGATGACCGGCCATGGATTCCGCGGCCTCGCGGCGACAGTGCTCCGGGAACTCGGTTACAGCCGGGACGTCGTTGACCGCCAACTCGCTCACGCGGAGCGAAACCAGGTCACCGCGGCTTACGTACATGCGGAATACCTGCCTGAGCGCCGGAAGATGATGCAGCACTGGGCCGACTATCTCACCCAAACATCCAATTAACGGGGCAGGAAAATGGACGAGCAGACCGCACGAACGATTCTTCGCCAGAGCGCCCATCAGCGGACGATCCGGCAGGCCAGTTCGTTGTACACCGGCGCCCACCCGCGTTGAACGTCTCGATCTTCGCCTCGAGCAGCTTCTTCACCGAGAATTCGAGCGATTTCAGCGTCTCGCGCAGGCACACGAAGTCGAACTTCTCGCTGACGTTTTCCTCCAGCCACAGCTCTCCGAAGAAGTGCGACTTACCCGATCCTCGACCGCCATGTGCGCCTTTGTAGCGCGCAGGGGCAAGCAGCGGAGCAAACACCCGCGGCGTCTGGATTTCGAGGACAGTCATTCCGATTTCGGATCGATGATGCGGCGCTCGACGCGCTGGAACTGGATGGGCTCGCCGTTCTTGCCGGCGTGCTCGTGGTCGATCTTGTCGCGCCACTCGTCCTTCTTGCGGTTCTTCAACCAGAAGATGAGAGCAGCGGTGTCAGGCGGGTAGTAGCGGCGGATCGGCGTTTCCACAATTTCGCCGCCCACGACGCGGATATCGACCTCATCGTGTTCGTAGCCCATCGCCCGGCGATACAGGCTTTGCTCGACGCGCTCGTCAGCTTCCGCCTTCGGAACCTTTATGGCGTCCGAAAATTCAGCGTGCTGCACCTTCCAGAGCGCAATCGTCGAGATCGCAACCTCAAAGAAATCGGCCAACTGAGCATCCGTCGCCCCCAAGGCGCAAAGCTTCGCAGCCTGGGCTGCGTACTCAGGCTTGTACTTGCTCGGGCGACCCATGATCTCGTTACAGCAGCTTTGCCAGGCGATCGCGCGCTGCGGTGACTTCATGCGCGAACAGATGGATGCCAGCGGCGATCTTGCGCTCGATCTCGGCGAGCATGGCGTCGAGCATCAGAAGGTGCGACGGTGCGTCGACGCCGCCACCGACTGCCGGCGCATCACCACCAGTTGCAGTCGTCGAAACAGAGTCCGTCGCACCACGCACAACTTCCGCCGACGTCGCACCTCCCGGCGCGTCAGCAAGGGGCGAATGCGTTTCGCCAGCGATATCCGCAGGTTGAGCACTGAAACCAGAAGCCATCGATTTTGACGGGCTCGTTACAGAATCGCGCTGGATATCCTGCTGAACATTGGCCGACTCCCCCGCCGCGGCCCCGCCAGCCTCCTGTGCGTTCGTCCCCATTGCGATCGACGCCAGTTCTTCGGCGGTCGGCTCGGTGCTGCTCGGTGCTGCGTTCAGTTCGTCCATGGAATGCTCCGTTCGTTGAGGGAATTGCTGCCGCCCGTCGCCAGCACGAGTTCCGGAATCCGGCGGAGACCACTGGCTTCCAATACGTCAGCAGCTGCCGCGGTTCGCGCACTCACGGCTTGCGGAAGAATCATTTCTTGGCCTTGTGCTTGGCCGTACGCTCGCCGCGCTTCGGCCCTTCGCCAAGTACCTTGTCAGCCTTGGCGTCGATCTTTGCCTTCTCGCTGCCGGACATGCGACCGGCGTTGACGGCCTGCGTTGCCCGAGCCTTGGCGTTCGCGGCATGCGCACGATCGTTGACCGGATACGACCCATCCGGGCCCGCAAACGCCTTCGCAGGCAGCTTGTCGCGCTTCTTCGTGCTCATCGTCGCCATGACCAGCTCCAAAGCAAAAAGCCCGCGAGGCTTGCGCCTGCGGGCTTTGGTCGGCTTCAGAGCGAACTGGCCCCTGCCTGCGGGCCAATTCACTCGGACTATGCCGGAATCAGTAATCTTCGTTGATTATATGGCGTAGATTCGCGGTTTACAACCCCGTTAGCTTTAGCCAATCGCTTCCAGATTGCCTCTTGGGCGTGATACAGAGCGAAGGTCCATATGTGCTCATTGCCGCGTCCCTGCTTCAGTTTGAGCCGCCGGCAGATGAACGATGAATGTGCCCGCCAGACGTAATGCAACTGAAGCACGTCTTTGTCGAGCGGCATGAGCGCCTTCCACGCCTCGTTGACCACGCGCGCGTCCAGCAAGTCAAGCGGATCCTGGTCCGAGCACGATTCACGGAATCCACTCCGATACATGCCCTCTGCCGAGCCGGCACCGGCCGGCGCATAACCTGATGATCGCTGCGCGCGGGCCCAGTTTTCGAGGCGCGGTTCCAAAATTGAGAGATTCATTGAAACACCTTCGTCATCGTAGTTCTCAAGATGTACGAGAAACCGTCACATGAATGGGCTACGATAGGCATCATTTACGGAGACTTCGATGCCGGATCGTCCTTATAGCGTTGAGCTGGTTCACGGCCAAGTAAGCGTGATTCAAAAATTTCCCATTACGTTCGCGACTGTCGAAGAGGCAGAAGAGTTTGCCGAGAAGATCATCGTCGGATCAAACGAGGCAGTGCTTCTTCTGACCAATGGAGAAAATCCGCGGCCCATAAAAATGGGCGACAAGTGGCCTAGCTAACTTCGGCCCATTAAGGCGCGCGTCAATCATCCCAACGCGCGCGCGATCAACGCGTGCCGCAATTCCTGCATCACCCCGGCCAGAGTCTGCGCCTGATACCTGGCCCGATACTCGTCGCTAACGTCGCCCGTACGCTCGAGCAAATCGGCTGGCTCCTCCATCACCGTCGTGCACTGAGCGGCAGAAGCGCGGATAACCCGCCAGCCGATCTGCGTCAGCCAGTGATCAGTCGGTTCGACGTCGCCGCACTGCAGCGCGACACGCGCGGTCGGATGACCAAAGCTCACCGTGAGCCCACCGACCGGCAAGCGCGGCCAGAGCGGCAAGCCCCATGCGCGAATGTCCTGCCACGCTCCGAACTCGACAGGCGTCAGGATCGCGGCCCAGTCAGCGACCTGGTACGGATCCGCGCGGCTCCAATCGTCGGGCCCAAAGGCGGCGTAGCTGCGTGCGATAGAAGCCGCGATTTCCTCGTCCGACATCGATCGGATTGCTGTCATGCTGGTTGCTCCTCGTGGGTTTTCTGAAACGGTAGATAGACGTGCGGCTGCCGATACGAGCTCGTGCTGAACTGCTGCGCGGCACGGTTGAAGAACAGCGCGAGCTTCCGCTGCTGCACATCGCCGTTCCGCTGCTTGTGAAGCTGCAGGTAAGCATCGGGCTCATCGTCGCCATACTCGACCTCGTGCTTCTGCGCCGACCAGACGCTGAACACGTTGTCGGCCGCATCGGTGATCACGCCGGCGCCAGCCACGTCTTGCTTCCCGGGAATGTGCTTCTCGTCTTGGCTCTTCCGCGGGTGCGCGACGAGATGCACATGCGTGCCGTTCGCTCGAGCCCAGTTCGCCAGCATCCGCATGGCGTCCTTCTGCGCAGTGATGGCGCCGGGCCCGTCTGATTGGACGTCGGTCATCATCAGGCTGTCGATTACGCAGTGGCGAATCCCGTACCGCTTGTAGGCATAGGTGAACACCGTCAGCAGGCGCTCGATCGAGGCAGTGCCGACCACGGCGAACGACCACATCCGATCGCGCAGCCACTCGGCCATGGCGTCGAGGTATTCCGGCGTGGGACGATCCAGGCCGCCCAGCTGCTTTGCGATCCGTTTGCCCTGCCGGACCGGCGTCATCTCTCCCGAGAACACGCAGGCGCGCTCGCCCTGGTTCATCAGGCCGAGCAGCACCTGGTTGAGCAACAGCGACTTCCCGTGCCCGTTGTAGCCGGACCAGACCGTAATCTCGCCCTGGCGGAACTCGAACCACATCTGGTTCTCTCCGCAGAACGACAGATAGGGATCATGCGCCTCGTCCGAAGCGGGGTAGAACAGCGCCTTGACGCCGCTCCAGAACTCCGAGATCGACTTCAGCTCGTCCGGATCGAACGCGCGGCCCGCGTCCATGCAGCGCTGGAAATCCTCCTGCGTGGCGCCGGACAGCAGAAAGTCGTTCGCGTCCTTTGCGCCGTCGAACGTCACGCAGCGGCAACGTTCGAGGCCCAAACGGTTGGCGACCTCCCTGACTCCCTTGTTCCCTGCGTCGTCGTTGTCGTAGCAAAGGAAAATCTCGCTGAACTGCTCGAGCCGCGACCAATCGCTGTCAATCCACTGATGATTGCCCGCGCCGGCATTCACCGACAGCGCCGAGAATCCCATCTGGTACAGCGCCATCGCGTCGAGTTCGCCCTCAGCGATCACAATCGAGCGCTGCTTGGGCGATACGAGATGCCAGCCGAACAAGCACGGCTCGGCGCCGCTTTCCTGCCGCATGTCCTTCTTGTCCGCGACGTTTCGGTACTTGACGTTGATAAGCTCGCGGTCACCGCGCAGGTACGGAAACACGGCGTAGTGAGCGCCGTTGCGCGACTGCGCTGCGACGCAAAACGCCTTCAGGGTTTCCTCGCTGAGCCCGCGCGCGGCGAACCAATCCGCGACAGGCGACACCGCCTCGACCTTCGCTTTCTTCGGCGTCTCGGGGCGCTTGTACGTCGGCGCAGCCCGGGTTGGCATGTCATCCCGAATCCCGAGGTAGCGTTTCGCCTCGCGCATGGCATCCGCGATCGACAAGCCGCGGCATGCGCACCAGAGGTCGAGCATGTCGCCCGCTGCCCCGGTGCTGAAGTCCTTCCACACGCCACGCTTCGCTCCAGCGGTACACACCGACAGGCTGCTGCCGGCTTCGCCGTCAACGCTGCCGACCTTCCACTCTCGGCCGTGTCTCTTGCCGTTCGGCAGCAGATGCTCCGCGATCGCCGCGGCGTTCTCGCCCATCTGGGCGGCCAGTTCGCGCGCGTTCATCGCGGCACCCCGGCCATTGCGCGGCGTTCAGCGTCCGGAATCCGCTCGCCGTTGCGCCAGAGGTGCGCGTAGCGCTCGCTGCAGCCCGCGTTCGTAGCCTCGTATTCCTTCGCGAAGCCGGCCTTCGCCCACCAGTCGCCGCCTGATGTCGAGCCAATGGCACGCGGACCTTGGCCACCGTCTGCGGCCTTCGGTGCGCCGAGCGCTTTGACGAGCCAGCTCACCGGCTCGACGGGCTGCTCCTGCGCGCAGCGAACGATCGCCGCCTGCACCGCTGGCGCGCCGTAGGCCTTGCACCACTTGCCGAGCAGGCTTCGGGCGCTGCGATCGGCTTGGCCTGCAGCGACGAGCATCGGCACACCGAGCGACCACAACGCCTCCTGCGCCGTCATCCCCAACGGTTCGTCGCCGAGCAAGTCGCCTTGCGGATCGTTCGGGGCAGGGGCCGGCGTAACGCCCGTAGCTTTAGCTACGGAATACTCCTGTTCCTGTTCCTGATTGTCGGAAGAGTTTGGGGATGCCTTCGGGGAAGGCTTAACGGAAGGCTTCGGGGAAGGCTTACGGCATGACTCAACGAAAGCCTTCTCGTAAGCCTCCGAAGCCTTACCCAGAACGGCTTTCAGCGCGTCGTAGGCTTCCCGTTTCAGGTCACATTCAGGGATCAAATCCCACTCGTTGCGCCACGACTTGATGACGTTTGCAGACTCCGGCGGATTGCACCGAATTGCGTTCGGAATCCACACAACTTTGGCTTTCCAGTCGGCTCGCACCATGCCTAAGCGGAAGGCTTCCGCGAAGGCTTCGTCGAAGGCTTCCAGATCCCAGCCGAGTTCATCCGCGAGCACGGCGCGGCCGGCTCGAAACAGACCCGGAATCGGACCCGTCTGCGGGCCGGTGAGCAAGAACAGCCAGAGAGCCTGGCCGCATGGCTGCATCGGCGTCAGTTCGCGGAATTTCTCGTCGCTCCACATGCGTACCTCGATACGGCGATAGCGCGCACGTTTCTCCGGCTTCGGGGCACGTTCAGCCACGGCATGCCTCCCGCAGCGCAAGCTCCATGACGAGGCGCTGATCAAGGCTCCGGGCCTTGATCTCGGTATACATTCGGGAGCAGCAAACGCGGCGCCAGAGCGGCGTAGCAGCCTCCGAGCACATGAGCATGCCAAGCGCCGAAATGCGGAGCTCGCGCTCGTAATCTTCGCGGGCCAACCCGGTCACCTCAGCAACATCCGCCTGCTTGACCGACCATGCGAGCAAGTTCGGCACGCCAAAATCTCGCCGTTCGGTGGCGCGCGAAAACTTCTGACAGGGAGGCGAGGTCATGACCACATCAAGAACGCTCATACTTACCACCTTTGCCCATAATCCACTAAGGATCGCTAAACAGTCGTAAAAAAGCCCCGCCTTTGGGGAAAGCTGCCGGCGGCCAAGCCGGTTCGGTTTGCCGGAGGGTTCGGCTTACCTCAACTCTCCCCAAAAACGGGGCTTCCCTCAAATCATCGATTGGCAGTCGATGAAACTAAATTATGGGCCATCCAAACTGTGGCCTCGAGCACCTGTGTAGGGCTGAGCTCCTGTCGAGCGAGACTTCGGGCCTCCCAGACGCGCTCATACCGAGGGAGAAATCGTTGCAGCGGTGGCCGCGCATATTGCGCGAAGTGTGTCTGGACGAGCCAACCAGCCCTTCACTGACGCCGCTTCTGCTCATCGTGTCGTTGAACTTCTCGATCACGGAGACCGCTGTTTCAATCAGGATTTTTCGCCGCCGAACACATCGCCGATCTTCTTGAACTGGCCAACCATGTTCGTGTGCAGCGTGGCGAAATTTCACGCTGCCTCCTGTCGTTGCTGGGGTGCCACGACGTAGCCGAGCGGATCCGCCAGGTACCGGTGGATTTCTTCGTTCTTGTAGACCGTGCAGTTTTCCGAAAGGCGGATTGCCGGAGGTGCCTTGCCGGCCAGAACCAGCTTGCGCCAGGTCTCGCGGCAGCAAGGGATGAAGGGGGCAATCTGGGCCCACTTGGACAGGCCCATCGCCGGCAGGACCGGGAGAATCGGGCCAGTCGGCTCTTTCTTGGAAGCCGCTTCCGTAACATTCACCATCTTCGTCACCGTTGGTAAGTTGGTGATCGAATGCTAAAACTCTAAGCTACGGTGAGCGAGGGATAGGTGCATCTATTTTTACATTCCGGATATATCTTAGCCATATATTTGTTCCGGAATGATTTCACGCTTATTTTTGTTCCGTTTCCTCAAGAGCTTGAGAGAACAGCGCCTCAAGATATGGAGGGCTCGCCGCTGATAAGGCGAGCGGTGCCACAACCTTGCGGATTCGTTCCGCAAGACTGACGTTGAATTCGTCTGGAAACAACGCGACCCCAATCGCCTGGTTCGTTAACTGGAGTCCGTTGATCTGCGCCCAAAATGAGAGATCGAGATATGCGAGTATGCGATTCTGGGACCAGCGCTCGAAGTCGCTATTTTTAAATCGCCGCTGCAGATTAGGAATATCGAGTGCCGCCCGCGTCACTTTCAACCATTTCTTGAAATCATCTACTAGTTTCTCTTCTGAGGAGAACAAGTCTACCTTGACGGTAACTTCCCCGCTGAGATTCAGCCCGATATCAGTCATCATCTTCCAAGCCGGGACAGACAGAACCTCGTGAGCATGACGAGTCGCATCATCATATTTTGCTTCCCCGAACAATTCGCGCAAAGCAATCTCAGATGCCTGATGATACTCTCGCCCCTGATCCTCATATCCCTCTAGAGTATGTCCGCCAAAGATATGCTCAAGAGCAGGTTCGTCCTTCACCTGAGATCGGTAGACGTTCTTCTCGAAGCCCCCTCCCTCCTCTATTTTCATCGCCGGAGAAATAGGGTTTTCGAAGATATTTTCAGCTCTTGCCTTCAACTCGGCGAGATAATAATCCCCCATCTCAGCCATGCTACGGCTTAGCGCTCTATACATCAAGTTGCTATACCAATCAGCGGTCTTGAAGGCCGCGCATGACTCGTACTTCGCCGCATCGAACGAGGCAGGCAGGGATCTTCGGGATACGAGGCTCTTGTTCATAATTCTCCCAACTTTATTGCGGACGGCGCACGTGGATGGCGTTATCGCGGACACTGCATCTATTTTCAATCCCCACGCCGCACTATGTGCTTAACCTTCCATCGGCGGCCATTTCGCCATCATACGACGCAATGACCACCATCGATCGCCACTGTTGACCCCTTAGCCCCAGCTAGCTTCCTTGTCTCCCGACTCGATGGCAGTGATCGCGGAATTTAACAGTCCGGTGGCTATCCCGGCCGACGTGAGAACGGCGTACAACTGGCTCGTATATTCCGTGCTGTTGCACGCGGTCTCACTGAGTACCTCGAGCGCGACAGACAGGTGGCTGGACGCAGCCTGCAGAGCATCGAGTAACGGGAGGCCTCCCGTGACTGAAAGCATGCTGGTCATCACGCTAACGTTGGGAAGTGCCTCAGGCAGCGTCTTCAGTGCGCGAATGTCCGTCATGGCTCACCTCCGCGGACTCGTTCACGCCCTTGGCAAGTTGCAGGCCTTCGAGCATCCGATCGGCAACCTCAGTCAGGTACTGGCCGATGAGCTCGGCCGCGTTCAGCAGACCCAAGTGAGCTGCTTGTCCGAGAGGTTCAGCGTTCGACATTTCCGGCTCGCAGCTGCTGTTGTGAACCAGCCGAGCGATTGTGCTGATCGCGTTAGATGCGCGATACACGTCGGCGATCAGGTTCGCCGGAACCATGGCGAATTCGCTGTCGTTGCCGGTGACCCAATGGTCATTCATCAGCGCACTGCAAAAAGCGGGGTCGGTGTAGTCGGGACGTGCGAGGGGAACTGACGTGGACTTAGCGGTAGGCATGATGGCTCCTTCGTTTGAGGAACCTGCCCTGTCCGTCGCCAAACGGAGTGGTGGGCAGGCATACAGCGAGGTTGGCGAACCGGAACGAAGGAACCGGCAGACCCGAAGGTCTCCCCACTGCTGCCCGCCCATAAAAGGAGGACGCAATGATACAACGGACGAAAAAATACCGCCTAGGGCGGCGGTCTCATCCGCCTTCGTTCCAGGTCGCCAAACCCGGCGCTTGTTGTCTCAAGTGCAGTACAACTGTAGTTCCGCGGCATGCAGACGTCAAGTGAGATTTTCATCCAAACATCACCCCATCGATCGCCCGCTACAACCTCTACAACCAATTGTTTTAGGTGTACCTAACAACTTTGATGATGTGTTAGCTGTGTCGTTAGCTAGTTGCTGTCGCCGCTAAGACATATATGTCTCTGGAACTGACCACTACAAAGTTAAGTGCACTTAACTTGATCAGTAGAGTTCACTAAACTTCACGCCCCAGAGGTCAACCGCCACCAGGCGCATGTCACTTCAAATTGATTCTTCTGATGAAGTCTGCGAGGCGGTCGTTCAAATCCATCACGGCCGTCTCGATCAAAAAATATCCTGTTGCTCCTGCGTTACGAGGACGCAGACTCACACAGGAGCCACGATGATGAAGTCGAAGAAGGAGCAGATTAGCCGTCGCTTGCAGATCGTAGAATTGATCAAACTTCACCCGGGCATCACGTCCGCGGAGATTGCCAGAAAGTTGAACCTTGAGAATTCCACCAAGGTGTCAGCGGCAGTTTGGCCATCGGTCAAAGCCGGCCGGGTCCTGGTAGAACGCATCGTCCGCGATGGCACAACGATGAACGCCCATTACCTGGCGGACGATGTGCCACCGGATGCCGTGGAACGTGTTCAACAGAAAATCGTCGACGCGAAGAACGTCATCCCAATCGCGAAATCCGACGACGCACGTACCAGTGTGTTCGACACCAAGCGACCGAAAACGAAGCGCAAGCCGCGCGTCGCGAAGCAGGCCCCAGCGGCACCCCATGCCACGATGCCGCTCCCGAAGATCGGGCCCGCGGGATTCGCATGCGCCGTGACGAACGATGGGAGTTTGGTATTGATGCGCGAAGGGACAATCCAGTTTTCTCTCTCAAGCATCGAGGCTACGACGTTGCAGAGCTACCTGGTGAAGCGAGCGGCCGCCAGCCTCTTCGCGAACATGGCTTGATAGAAATGCCGCATGCCGGCGACACAGCCGGCATGATCATTTGGCTCGTTTGGACTTGTTCCGCTCCTCGATTTCTTCGAGCCTCAGGCGTTCTGCCAACCTCAACGGCCGATTCCCTTCCTGGTAGATGGCTTTCTCTTCGACGTAGTACGCGTTACCCACCTTGATGGGAGGCGGGTAGATCTTCCCCTGTTTGATCCATCGCGAAGCTGTTCGCATCGCTGGCGGCGGAAAGAACTCGCGCTCGAGCCAAAGGTTCAATCTGATCTTCATTTGGGACCTCGATAGCGTCTGGATCAAAAGGTACGAGGCGCTCCACGGGCAAAAATGGACGCCGCGTAGCTATCGGCGGTCGCTTGCCACGAGCTCGCGATATCCGTCAAGGAGCAAGGTTCAGCTGGACAACTTTATTCGCTCCAGTACCATTATCGACCAAGTTCTTAATCCGATTCCCATAGGCCCTGTTTCCGCTAATAATATAGCGATCAGAAGCCCCCGTGCTAACAACAATTCCATAATTGTTTGGCTGGGTTGTCGGATCATAAGCACCCGCTGTTACGCCAGTAATTGTGAAATCACACACACCCGGACCGGCTACAACGCCGTAAACAAAACCGGCACACATTCCATTAGAAATACTCACATTTTTGACGTGATCACCCTGGAACAATATTCCAGATTGAGACGGTTCGTAGTCGTTGTGGACCACAAAACTGGAAATATTCACGTCCGCAACAACACCTGAACTTCCATCGATAAATATTCCATTTCCACCGCCGTTCGCGGGACTTGCCCAGACATTGGTAAACTTCACCCACAACACGTTGCCGCCGGCGGCCGGTTGTATTGTTACGCAATTACCGGTACAAGTATCAAAATAGGTGTTGGTTGCGAAAATTGCTTGCGCAGTGCTTCCAGAGCCCGGGTTCACGAGAAGAGCCGTTCCCTGGCCAACAATATCACTGTTGTCCAGCATTAATGCCCCAACCGCAACCACGTTAATTCCATAGGTTGGTGACGCGACAGTATCGTTGATGAAGATCAACCCATCCAACCGAACATCAGTTCCCGGAACGTTGATCCATATTCCACCTCCTCCTGGCGAAGTGGACGCCGGGGTCGCATTATGGAATACACAATCTCGAACAGAAACTGGAGCAGCAGGTGAATTTATATTTACTGCGCAATAATGCCCGTCAAATCTACACTTCTCGATATGACCAAATGCTCCGGTCAACACGACAAATGACCCTGCAGTTCGCGTAACCGATGATGCGAATCCAAGGCCCTCGACTCCAGAATCCCAGCCTGAAATAGTCAACACATCTGCCGTCGCGGAAGATGTCGACAGAATGGATCCCTGAGACCCTGAACCCGAAAAGACTATCCCTCGGACAGTAGAGTTGATAACAGACGAGACGCGATATGTACCGGCGGGAAAGAACACAATTCCGCCAGCGCCAAGAGAATTCACAGCAGCCTGGATGGCCGCCGTATCATCACTCGTCCCATCCCCTACAGCACCGAAGCTCTTGACGTTTGCAACGTCGCTAGCCATCGATCGCAGGGTGCGGGCAACAGCGCCGCTTCCCGCAACAGTTACCGTATCCAAAGAAACGTCCGTCATAGAAAGGCTCCCGATCAACGATCATGGGGTTGGCGTCCGCATGCACCGACATCGATCACACGTTGACGTCGCTGATGAAGTCATAGCTGTCCGACAGGGAATGCGAAACTAAGCGACCGGCATGAGCCTTCCTCTCTCGGTCTGGTATATCGTCGCATCATCGCGCGTTTCGTCTGACGTGAAAAGCCCCGCTCGGGGCGGGGCTTGATGTGCTACGCCCTGGTTCGAGCGATCGTCGTAGCAATGACGCGGCAGACCGGGATCACCGTGAGAAGCCGGATTAATCAGATCGGCAGGAATACCACTGGGTTCACATTGAATCGACGGCCCAATGCCGCGATCTGTCGTACATTCAACTCCCGCTTCCCACTGAGGATTTCCGAAACAACCCCCTGACTCCCAATCTCGGGAAGATCAGCCTGTCGGACATCATTCTCCAGCATCAGATATTTGAGGACATCAGCGGGAGATGCATCTGGCAGTTGGTGATGGCCTTCATCATATTCACTGATAAAGTCGCCTAGCGTGGCGGCGAGTGGCGCGAGTCTATGCCCTTCGTCAGCTGCGCCTGCGTCAAGCAGCGCATTCAACGCTCGCACAGCGAAGTCGTACTCAATATCCGAGTTGATCGGATGAAGCGGCACCTTTTGGGAGATAGCCTCGAAGTGCGCGGCCAGCTCCTCGATATCATTCCGCGTAAGATTCAAGGCTTCCAT